TCCACGCCGTATCGGTCGTGAGATCGACGGGCGCATCGAGCGTCAGCCAGTCGGTCCCGCCATCGAGCACGCGCCCGCCCATGCGCGCGCCGGCGCGTACCGGATCGGTCGTGAGGAAGACATCGCCGGGACGTACGAACGCGGCATTGATACCCGTCTTGAACGTCACCGACTCCGACAGATAGCGCTCGGTCAGCAGCGCCCAGCGGCCGATCCTGTGCGCCTGCCCGCGCGACGTACAGCCGAACGCCTGTATCTGGAGTTCGCGGATTCCCCACTGCGCAATGGCTTCGGCGTCCTCGACGTACTCGATGGCCTGCGCGTACTTCTGCGCCGGATCGTTCCATGTGACGAGCGCGGTCGTGTGCCGCTGGTTGAGCGGTGAGCCCACGTAGCTGAACGCGCCGTCAATGATCTTCGACGGACTGAATTCGTCAACGGGATCGGCGGGCATGTCCGCGCTGAACGTGAGTGCGCCGCCACTCCAGAAGATCAGGCCGTTAAAGATGCTCGCGAACTGCTGTAGCAGCTTGATCGCGTCGCCGCGCTCCTGTATGTAGCAGTTGCACGTATAGCGCGGCTCAAGCTGGCCGAAGCCGTTATTGACCATTGCATCGCAGTACTGGCCGATGCTGTAGAGGGTCCACTTGTCGATCAGTGCGGGCGACAGATACGCGCCGAGTCCGAAGCGCTGCGTAACGGCGAGGTCGTAGACGATCCACGCGGGGTTATCGCACCATGCGATCTGGAAGGTCCCGTCCCATACGCCCGTATAGGTGCGCGTCGATGGCTCGTAGTTCGAGGGAACCTGTATGCGCCGAAACCGCATGTCGAAGGACAGCTTCGGGATACTTTTGAACGTGCTCGCGTCGATCTGTACACCGACGAGCGCGCAGTAGGGGTACATCAGTTGCGAGTCGACGATCTCGGTCATCGTCTCCCACTGGAACACGTTCTGCAGGTTCGAGGTCGTCGCGTCGGGCGTGATACGCCGGACGCGGATATCGTAGGTGCCGCCGGCGGTACCGAAGCGAGCGAGCGAGAGACGATACGAGCGCTGGTAGCGGCTGGTGGTCTTGCCCGTCACCGTGTCCGTGTAGAAGGTCTGGAAGCCGCCGCCGTTGAACTGGATATCGATCGCGAGATCGACCGATGTCCCGCTCAGGTCCCCCGTAGTCGTATCGAGCGAGGTCATCTGCGGAAAGCCGAGCGTCACGCGGATCGCGTTGAGATTCGGATTGGTGATCGAGCGCGTGACGGGCGCGGCCGCCGTGACCGTTACACCGACCGTCGATTCGCTCTCGGTCGCGGAGAAGCCCGAGATCGGGGCCTGCGTCGCGGTACCCGTGCGCCACTCGATGGCCGCGCCGTTGAAGTTCCATGAGCCATCAGCGTTCGCGAGCGGTGTGTCATCGACATAGATCCCGGCCGCATCGCCGACGATGCCCTCGACCTCGCCCTCGCATATGAGATTGATCACGCGCGCGTACTGGACCGAGCGCAGCGAGTCGGGCGCTTCGACGGGCGCGCGCGATCCGCCGCCGCCACCCTTGCCGCCGCCGCCCGAGCCGATGATCAGATCGCGGGAGTTCATCAGTTCACCACGATCTCATTATTGGTCGAGAAGCCCACGCTGATTACCTGCGAGCCCACGATCAGGCGTCCGTAGCCGAGCGGCACGGGACCGCCCTGGCCGGTTGTATTGACCGCGCCATCGAACGCAAGCGACGGCTGGTTGTCGGCTTTTTCGGGCGTCGCGCTCGCGGACGGTCGCGGGGCGAGCAGCTGCGATACACCGCCCAGCGCCAGCGACAGGCCCATGCTGACGAGCGCCATGCCGAGCCCGCCCGAATACGGACTGGTCACGAGACCGACCACGGCCAGCGCTGCGCCGCCGATGATCTTCCCCCACGCGCCCGCGCCCGTGACGACAGGCACGACCTTGAGTGTCCCCGTTGACTGCGGATAGTGAAGGTCCGATTCGTCATAGTCCTGATAGCCGCGCACCAGAAAGTTCTGCGTGGCGTGTTCGCGGAAGTAACGGCGCAGCCCGTCAAGCTGCGTACAGAGCGCGCGGATCGCTTCGCGCGGCGAGTGGACGTCGAGCACATAGCGGCGGCCGAAGCGCCGGCGAAGGTCGCCATAAAACAGCACGGTGAGCATCGGACCACCTCACAGGAAGGAGCGGTGGCGAAGAACCGCCGTCGTGCGCCGCTGGTAGAACTCCTGATACGTCTCGCGGCGCGAGGTCTGCCCGATCAGGTGATGCAGGATCACGCCGTTGCCGAGATAGACCGCCATATGGTTTTCACGCGGCGCACGGATGCGCATCAGGATCAGGTCGTGCTCGCGTAACGTCTCGGGCGGGACCTCCCGAAACCCCTCACCCTCGAAGTTGTCGCGATAGAGGTCGGGACCCGTCGCGCCTTCCCACCAGCCCCACGAGCGCGCGTAGTCATTGAGCGTGATGCCGATCTTCGCGAAGTAGTCGCGCACGAGCGCATAGCAGTCGTGGACGCCATGCACGAACGGGCGGCCGATCAGCGGCGCGGCGAAGCCTTCCGGCCGCGAGACCGTGTAGGTGCCGAGCGGGTGATTGACGATCAGCCACGGCAGCCCCGTTTCCTCGATGCTGCAGCGGTCCGCGAGCGACGGCGCCGGGTCCATGAACGGATGCGAGTGAACGATCGCGACGACCTCGCCGGTATCTTCGGCGCGCGCGTAGTCGGTCGCGTTGATGATGAAGTGTTCTGTCTCGCGGGCTTCGTTGCGGCACGCGAGATAGGTCAGTCCTGAGGCTTCGCGTACCGCCAGCCCGCAGCACTCGCGCGGTGCTTCGGCTTCGGCGTGGATCAGGACGTACGGCACGAGCGCAATGAGATCGTCATTCATCGGTACTGTCCTGCCCCTGGAAACCCGCCGAACGGCATCCAGCCCGCGAAGCGCAGCCGGCAGCTGGCGAGCCGCTTGCCGCATGCGTCCTTTGCCGGGTCGCTGGTCGGGGTATCGTTGATATCCGCCACAGGTCCGCCCGCATAACCGCAGCCGTCGCCGCGGTACTGCCACGGACAGCTATTGCAGATGACCTGCCGGCGGGGTAGCTGGACGCCCTGGACATCGAACGCGACCGCAAGCTCAAACTCGCAGATGTCCACCGACTCGCGCAGTTTCTGGTTGACGTAGAAGACATCATCGGGAAAGCCTTCATTCGGGTCCGCAAGCGGATTGCCGTCCGCGAAGTTGACCGCATCGAGGTAGCGCGCGAGGGTACGCTTGCGCGTCACGGGCGCACCGACCATATCGCTGTACTGGCGACATAGCGCGCTGATGATTCCGCCCACGTTCGAGACCGCGAAGTGCGGACGCGGTAGCGTGCCTTCACCCTTGAACTCGAAGCCGGTTGCCTGAACAGGAAAGCGCTGGTACGTATTGCCCTGCCATACGACATCGCCGCCGATCTCGGTCGTACCCGCGTGAAAGCGCGTGAGTTCGTTTTCCGGCGGGACGTTATAGAGGGAGAGGTCGAGCACGAATAGCTGGATCACCGCGCCGGGCTGAAGTTCCTGTATCGCGCCGTTGAGCTTCATACATAGACCTGTTCGAACTTCATGCTCACGTTAAACAGACGCGAGCCATCGTCGAGCAGATCACCATAAGCGAACGTCCACGATGGACATATCACGCTTTCCGCTTCGCCCGTACGTGGCGGGGTCCAGTCGAAGACATCGACCCCGTTACGCGCCTTGAGGAAATCGATCACGTCGCTGCATGTATCGGTCGTGATGTTGCGCATCTCGATAGACCACATACGGATCTGCGTGTTGATGCCGGCCGGTCTGCGCTGCGCGTAGCCGTCGCCAAACTGCGCCTTGATAACCTTCGGCTCGAGGTCGTAGTTCGCGGACGTCACGCACCAGTCGAAGACCGCGCCCGAGGCTTTGGGTGCTTTGGGTAGTAGCGTGCTCATGACGACAGCAACCCTCCTGTACGCTTCTCGGTCGAGATGACCTGACGCACGACCATCGAGATACGCTTGCCCAGTTCGGCCGCGTTACGCTCGTCGGCCTTCGTGTCGGTCGTGGTCCTGTCGTCGCGCTGGCCGTACATGTTCACGTTGACCTGTACGTTGGGACCGCTCGGCGCGCCGGCATCCGTTGCGATACGTCCCCCCACGTTGGGGATAAAGAACTCCTTGCGGCCGGGTAGCTCGTTGACCTGATAGAGCATCCCCGCCGATACGGGACCGCCCGCCATGCGGCCGGGCGCACTGAGGAACGATGAAAAGTCCCAGCCGCCGCCCGTCACGCCCGCGCCGACGATCTTCATCAGCGGCTGGAACACGTTCTGGTACATGAGCATCTTCGCCATGTCCTTGAGGATCGAGGTGACCATCTCGCTGAACGACACGCTTGCGTCCTTCGTCGAAAAGATGAAGTCGACAAAGGCATCGGATGACTTTTTGCCGAACGCATCCACCGCGTCCTTGATCGCCTGAAGCTGCTTGAGCCATGGATCGGTCTTGTCCTGCGCGTTCTTGAGATCGTCAGCCGCTTTCTTGACCGCGAGCGAGTAGTGCGCCTGATCGATCGCGCCCGCCGCAAGCGCCTTGTTCAGATCGGTGATGGTGTCGGTGTACTGGATCGTGGGATCGACCGCACGCGCCTGTGCATCGCCAAAGGCGAACAGCGCATCGATCTGGTCGTACTGCTGCTTGAGGTTCGCGGCGGCGGTCTTATACGCGAAGTCATCCGCGCTCTGCGCGTTCTCGGTGGCCTGCTTCTGCGCATCGAGGGCGACGGTCTTGTCCTTGATCTGCTGGACCACATCGCGCAGTGTCGCCTGCTGCTGCTGGTTCATCTTGAGGTACTTGGGATCGGTCATCAGTTCCTTCATCGGGTCGCCTTCGGCGGTGAGCTTCCGGTACTGGTCCTGAAGGGACCCAAGCATCTGCGCATAGTCATCGACAGCCTTCTTCGCTTTCTTCTGCGACTCGGCCATCTGGTCGAGTCCCGCCGAATACTTGAGCGTGGCCTGTGTCGCAGAGCCGGAGTTCTTGTCGGCCTGCGCCCATGCGGCCGCCATCTCGCGATAGCCGTCGCTCATCTTGCTGCGGGTCTGCTGGATATTGAAGTCCAGCTGCGTCATGCGCTTCTGCGAATCCGCGACGCTATCGGCCCATGCCTGCTTGCCGCCCGAGATATCGCCGCTCATGAACTTCTTCACGGCACCGATCGCGCTCTGTGCCTCCTTGAAGAAGTTGCCGACCACGCCCGCCGCGTACGTGAAATTGACGACCAGCGCGGCGAGGTCCTTGCCGAGCCATTCGAGTACGGCGCGCATGCCGCCGCCTTCCTTCTGGCCGTCGATCATCGCCTGTGACAGCCCTATCAGCGCGGGAGCCAGTTCCTGTGCAACGATCGCGGCGGACCCTTCACTGACCTTGCCAAGGCGCGTGATGTTGTCGTTGAGTTCGTTCATCGCGTCGGCGGTCTGCTGCGAGACGATCAGACCCATGCGCTCGGCTTCGTCGGTCGCCTGCCTGATACCGTCCGCGCCCGAGTTCAGCAACGGGATCAGCGCCTGTCCCTGCTTGCCGAACAGTTGCGTGGCGACAGCCGCTTTCTCCGCGCCGTCCTGAAACTTCGAGAACGCTTCCGCGATCTGCGTGAATGCCTGAACGGGGTCCGCCGCCTGCAGGGTCTTGACGTCGAGCCCGAGCGCCTTGATCGCGACAGCCGAATCGTTGGCCGGATCGCGCGCGTCGACCATCGCCTTGTTCAGGGCCTTGAAGCCGGTCGTGAGATCTTCGGTCGAGACATCGGCGAACCCGGCCGCATAGGAGAGGCCGGATAGCGCTTCCGTGGTCGTGCCGATACGCTGCGCCAGCTTCCCCATCGCGTCGCCCTGATCGATCGCCGCCTGGATCTTTTCTGCGAAGCCCCGCGCGAACTCCATCGCATACTCGGCCCCGTGCATGACCGCTTCGGCGGTGGTGGATTTGCGGATCGATTCGAGTGCTGCCTTGATGTCGCCATTGGCCTGCTTCAGGTCCTGTCGCAGGCGCGAGATGTCAGCAGCGATCTCGAATATCAGGGAACCAGCGGAAGCCATAGCGCGTTACCCCCACGCGTTGATCTCGTCCTCGACACTGAGGACAACGGGCTCCAGTTCGCGGGCAGGCGTGGCGAACAGGTAGCCCCAGCACATCAGTTCATGCGCCGTCATGGTCTGTCGGACCGCTCCCGCCGTCATATGCAGGTGGGCTGCCACTGCAAAGACGAGGCGCGTGACGGGAGCGGTCATGCTTTTTCCACGTCCACCTGAGACAGACCATTGACGCGCATCGCCGCCGTCAGCAGCTTGATGCGATCGCGAAACGCACGGGCGGGCATGTGCGCAAGTCCCTCGGGCGTGAAGCGCTCGCCATTGGACCCCGTCGCGGATTCGCACAGCAACCGCCGCGCCATCTCGCGGTCATCGGCCTGGCCTGCGTCGCGCATGTGTGCCGCGATCCGTTCGATACCGTCCGCGCCGATATCGCTGATCGTGACGGTGCCAAAGCATTCGGTCTCGACGGTCTCGCTCGATGGCGTGAGATCGAATGAGCGGGCAGGCTGGGAAAGGTCGGTCATGGTCGCCTCACGAGACGGTTACGGGCGTACCCGCCACGGGCGCGAGTACGGTGCTGTTCACGGACGGGGTGACGTGCGGCGTATAGCTGCCGGCGGCCGCATAGTCGTGGGTCTTCGTCAGGCTGCCCGTCACGGTATCGATCGCCGTGGCGTCGCCCCAATCGATCTGGAACTGGCTCGCAGTGCCGTTCGATTCCGTCATCGTCGCGGTGACGGTCAGCGGCGCAGCGCCTGCCGCAGGCGCGACAACGACCGTCAGCGCGTAGACCGGCGGCGTCGTATTGCCGGGCTGCGTAAGGATCGGCGAGCCCGTGATCTTGAGCGTGGCCGAACCGTGGACCGCCTGATCGACCCCGCCCGTCTCGTTGATCGACTGCACGATCACGGGCAGCGTGCGCACCGCGCCGTTCTTGTAGATCAGTTCGAACATGCGTTCCTCGCCATCGTCATACGCTTCGTGCAGCGCGAGATAGTCGGGATCGGTCGGATCGATGAAGAAGTCGAACGTGAGTGTGCCGGGATCGCGAAAGCCCACGAGCGAGGTTTTTTCTTCATCGCATAGCGTGGTCGTGTCGATGGTCGTCGCGGGGTTCTGGTTGATCTGGTAGGACTGCGCGCAGACATCGCCGAACGCATTGAGCGTATAGCTCGCCGTCGCGTTCCATACGGTGGTCTCGCCGGACGTATCGCTGTTCGCCAGCGACGCGGTCTTGGCAGTCTTGTCAAGGTTCTGGATGACCCACTCCTGATCATCGATGCTGGTCCAGCCCGAGCCCGTGGTGTAGAGCGGTTCCCCGTTCGCCATCTTCGTGACGTTATCGAACGTCACCACACACGGCTTCGATGCGCTGCCCGCCGTAAGCAGACCCGTCGCAATCGGCGCGGCGCCCGGGTTCTCAAGAAACATCTTCGTGCCTTGTGCGCTGATTGCCTTCTTCATGGCGTTACTCCTTGTGGATCGAACCACGTGATGATGTTGATGGTCGTGCGATGCAGTTTCGTATCCTGTTCGTAGAGGTCGCCGCCGTTCTCGACGTTGGGCGGATCGCTACTCGCGCGCAGCGCATCGAGCGCCGCGCCCATGTTCGCGACGGCTTCCTTGTGGGTGCGTGCATAGCTGTCGATCTGGTAGCGCACGTGGTCGCCTTCCATGTAGCCGCACAGGCTGTTCTCCGGTCCCCACCAGATACGCTGATAGATCAGATAGGGTTCGGCCTGACCCTGCGGCGCGAGCATTAAAAAAGCCCTGTTCGGCAGGGCTTGATTGAGGATGATCAGGAGGTCGGAGTCAGTCATATGGCACCCGGTACGAACTTCACGCCGTTCGCCTTGCACCACCGCGCGATCTGCTTCGAGAGCGCGATATTGAGCGCGCGACCGGCATCGCCCTGACGGGAATAGCCAGCAGGACCAAGGAACGGACGCGCGGGTATCTTCGATGTGCCTTTCTCAAGAAAGCGCCCATAGAACGGATCGCTGCCATACGGCTTCTTTACACCGTTGATGATCTGGTTGGTCTTGTTGCCGCGTGGCTTCTTCGTCTTGACGTTCACGCGCGCAGCGAGCCCGGTCTTGCGCTGCTTCGCGATCACCATGCCCGCTTCGAGCGTACCCGTATAGCGCGGGCTCGATCCGAACAGCGAACGTATGTTCTGCTTCGCCTGATCGAGTACCGGCTTGCCCGCCGCGCGCAGTGCCGAGTTGAGCATCTTGCGCTGAATTTCCTCGGGCAGCGTCGCGAGAAAACGGTCAAGCTCCGCGAGACCTTCGACGTGCTGTTCGACATAGACTTTCATGGCTGTCCTCCCGTAGTCACGACACCCGACTGGCACATGATCTGCGCCTCCTTGTGCAGGCCCATCACGGGCAGGATCGCGGCGATGTCGTACGTCACGCCAGCGCAGCGGATACGCATCGCGGGATCGAGGTCGCTGCGCCAGCGCACGCGTACGCGCGTGGTGATGCCGGCACGGAACTCGGATGCCGACATGTACTCGCGGCCCGTGAGCGGTTCGAGCGAGCCCCACACGATGAACGCTGTCACCCACTGGTCGACGATAACCTCGCCGCTTTCGTCCAGCAGCCTGACCGGCTTCTCGAACGTCAGGCGGTACCGAATCCGTCCGGCCTGCATGATCAGACTCCGAACGTCAGGCGGAACGGGTCCATCAGCCGGACCGCGCGCGGGTTGTCGTTGATCGTCTGGCTCGACTGCTGCGCTTCGCGGTTCTCGTAGGCATCGCCGACAAATTCGAGGATCGCCAGCAGCAGCGCCGGCGGACAGTTCCCGAAGCCAGTCGCGTACTGCGCGCGATACGCCCACGCCGAAGGTAGCTGCTTGCGTGTCCTGATTATCTGCGGCGAGCCTGCCCTGAAGACTGTCACGGTCACGCCGTACTCGGCGAGATCGAGCGGCGTCTCGATGCCGTCACTCGTCACCGTCGAGAGTGCCGTCATCGAGTCAACCGGTTGCACGGGCAACGGTATGAAGTTGGTACCCGCGCTGCCGCCTGGCACGATGACGTCCACATCACCGGCCAGCAGCACGAGACCCGTATAATCTTCCACGGTCTGACGCGCGGCCGGTATGTAGACCGATTCGAACAGCGCATCGTCATCGTCCACGTCCACACGACAATGCGCCTTTGCCAGATCGACCGAGACGGGTTCGGTACCGTCGCCGGTGGCGGCGATGACGATGCTATCCATCATGCCTCCCTTACGCCTTGGCAGCCTTGCCGCTGGTGGTCAGCGGAACGGTAGGCGCGAGGAGCGCGCCCGTGGCGAACGCGGCCTGGGCGAATACCGACAGGCCGAGCCGTTCCTCGACGAGGATCGTGACCATGTTGCGGCGGAAGTTGTCCACGTCCTCGCGGCTGACCTCGATGTTGATGGACTGCCGGTCCCATACCATCGCCTGACGCGCATCGCCAACAAGGAACTGGCCCTGCGCCATCGCATAGCTGGCGTCGATGTTCATGTTCCACAGGCGCGGCGTGATCGGTGCGAGCGGCGAGCCGAACAGATATTCGCCCTGGGCGTTCTTCAGCAGCTGGATGCTCGCCCAGTCAAGCGGGTTCATCACCGCGAAAGTCGGGTTATAGAACGCGGCCTGAATCTGCGCCATCGCGAGACGGATATTGTCGACACCGTTCAGCGCGGGATCG